GCGCCAGTAGGCGTCGAGAGTCGCAGTCGGATCGTCGACCAGCTTGCGGGCGTCCACCTTCGGTGCAACCGGAGGCTTCGTCCCGTCGAGATCTGTGGTTCGCTTGTCCAGGGCCAGAATCTGGTCCGTCATCTTGCGCTGGTGGCCCAGGTCGTTCGCCATGCGCCCGTAGGCGCTCTGCAGAGACACGTACGCCTGCGCCTGCTTCGCTGCGGACTCGTTCAACTCGCCGGTCCAGAACTTGTCCTGGATCCAGTCGGGCTTCGGAGCCGGAGCGTTGCTGCCGCTTTCGTCATTCTTGGTTGGTGCGGCGGTGCTGGCTGGTGCCTTGGCAGTGGCTGACTTGAGGGTGTTTTCCAGAGCAGTCAGATCACCTGGAGCGTTCGTGGCTTCCACGACGCGATTACCGGTCGACATTCACTTCTCCTACCGTCCGCTAGGGATTCGGGTATGAGTCAACTATGCACCTGGCGAAGGGGGCGCCGCGAAACCGGGACCGTAGTCGCCGTGTTCGCGCAGGGTCTTCTCCTGTCGCGCCGTTTCCTCCCGGTGTACCTTCTCGAACCGATCTACGAACTCTGGGCCAGCGTTGGCGCCTTGCGCCATGCCGGACCAGTCTAGACTCGGAGCTTTCAGGAACACACGCTCTGCGGGGTTCTTGCACTTTGGACACGGTGCAGTTGTGTCCGAACTTCGAACGAAGTCGTCAAAAACGTGCCCGCATGAGCACTGGAAGTCGTGCAGGACGGCCACGTTACGGGCCGTCTGCTTCTGGCTGGGCATCCATCTTGTTCTGATGGGCCAGCCGTTCGAATGATTTCATGAACTCGTCGGCCGAGGCGGCGACGTCGTCCCATGCCCGGCGCGCGCCGAACGCGACGCGGTTCTCTTCCCAGGTCTTGGCGTTCGCCCCGGTGACGCTGTGCTCGAACACCTTCGCGAGAGCGAACTCGCGGTACAGGCGCCAGCCGTCGGCCTCGAACAGCCCCTGGAACTTCACGAAGCGATCACGCTCCGCGTCTCCGAGCCAGGCCATTACTTCCTGACTCGACATCTCGATCGTCTCTTCGTCACCCATGTGCTCTCCCAAGCTAGGTTACTTCGATGAGGTTGCGGCTGGCTTCTTGGCCTGCTCTTGTGCTGTGCGGAAGGCCAGTTGGGCCTTCAGCAGCTCGAACCGATTCGTTTCGCGAGCCACGTCTAGCTCCTCCAGCTCGACCTTCAGTCGGGCCAACTCGACCATCATTTCGTTCTGGTCAGTGCCGGAGTCGGCCATGGACTTCTGTGCGTCGGCCAGCAGCTTTTTGACGGTCGCGATCTTGACGCGGTTGTCCAGGACCTTGCCTTCGGCCTCGGCCGAGACGGCGAGGAACTGCATGTCTTCGAGATCCTTCTGGCGCTTCTGCGCCTCCGGCGGCGGCGGCGCGGTAGCCGCGTCGATCGCCTCCATGATGTCTGCCTTGTTGTGCAGCGCACCTAGGTCGATGATGCCCTTGGCGACAGCCGCGGACACCTGCGGGTACTGATCTGGCAGCATGCCCATGAGCTGCGTCAGCTGCATGGCCTCAACCTCGCGCGCGACGATTCCAAGCGTCGCCATGACGCGGAAGTCGAAGTCCTGCGGGTAACGGCGCGGGGCGAACTGCATGTAGCGCCACATCGTCTGCTTGAGCAGCGGCTGCATGAGGTTGTCGTTGACGTTGCGGATCGCGCGCTTCGCTCGCTTCACGAAGGCACCCATGATCAGCGACGCCTGCTGTGGGCCGTTGGCGTCCTGCCCCTTGAGGCTCGACGCTGTGTCGAACGCGCCAGTGCCCATCTGCACCATGCGCTCCATTTCGGAGGCTTGGTTGAATGTATTCGGCTCGACAGCGCCGATCTGGACAGGCGCCAGGATGTCCGACGGAGGCCCTTGCGTCATCCAGACCTTGCCGGGCTTGATCTCCATCTTGAAGCCGCGTGGGATGCGGCCCCCGTCCACGGCGATCATTGGCGAGCTGATGAAGGCCAGCGCGTCGATGCGCGCCCGGATCTCTGAGTCGAGCGCCTTCTGAGGGTTGTACCCCTTCTCGCCAACCCCGCGCCCCCAGAAGCGGCCGGGCACCTTCTCGAACTGGAACGCGATGATGGCGCGATCACCCATCGTGAAGGGGTTGACCATGGCGCGCAGGAGCACGCTCTGGTTGGCGATAGTGACGATCGCCTCGACCATCGACCCGTCATCCTCGGCCAGGATGTCGTCGACCGACGTGACCGACGTCACGCGGACGTTGCCTTCCACGTCACGCGAAATACGGTCGGTGCTTGCACCGTGCAACATCGAGACCGGCACCTTCCCGTGGTACTCGAGAATCTCGACCTCGTCTCCCTCGTCCGGCGCCAGCATGGACTGCGGGTCCGTGCTGTCGATGTCCACGTCCGACCCACCTTGCCACTTCGAGCCGATGAGCCACTGCTTGGCGGAAGCGTTGTAGACGCCCTGCTCGATCTTCTCTAGCACGACGTGCAGCGGCTTCTTCACCTTGTGGAACATGCCGAGCATTTCGCCAACGCTGCGGCCGGCAGGATCGGGTACAAATTCATCTGGTCGGATGGACTCCCACGAGACGCGGACTGTGTCCTCGCCCTGCGCCTTCAGCGCCTTGGTCAGCGTATCGCGCGACGGGGTAACCTCGCGCACGACTTCGACGTTCATCTTGACGATGCCGGTGCCGAAGAGAGCGCCGTTCAGCACAGCCTCCCCGATGACACTCGGCGCGTTGACCTTGGCGAGGTCCTCGCGCAGGTTGTCGCGCGCAATAAGCGCGTCGACCTTCTCCTCGTCGCGGATGTCGTCGGTGACATCGAACCAGACGTCCTTCGAGAAGAGACCCTCCTCGATTTCCGCCGTAGTCATTTCGACCGCTTGGGCCAGCGCCGGGGCGATCAGCCGCGAACGCTCGCTCGCTCGGTTACGGTCCTCAGCAGCCCACTGCCCGCGCCACAGGCGCCAGTACTCACCCCAGCGGGCCTTGTACCCGTCGTCGCGGTGTCGCTCCCACGGCGTGAACTTGCCAACTAGCCACGTCACCAAGCTCGTACCCGGCAGTACGGTCTTCGGCGCCGCCGCGTTGTCCTTCGGGGCGTCAACGAGAATCTGGTTGCCGGACGTTGGGACGAAGCTCAAGTTTCAGGTTCCTGTAGTGTTTAGTACCCGGCGTCGAGGTCGGCCGGCACCCATTCGTCCATTTCATGCGCGCCGTGGTAGAACGGCGTCGCCAGTTGGTCGACGTACGCGACAGCGTCGAGTAGATCGTCGTGCGCGAGCGGGTCAGGGAAGTCGTCGCACTGCGTCAGGAAGGCCTCGTTCCAGTCTCCCTTGACGAGAACCACACGGCCGCGTTCACCGCGCCCCTGTAGAGCACCAGTAATGCGATCGATCTTGCGAGTCCCGCCATGTGACAGAGGCTCGGGCGTGACGAATCGGTTGAATCGTCGCATTTCGTCTTCGAGGTAGGGTCCGATGGCGTTTGCCAGGGCACCCTTCTCAATGCCCAACCGGCAAGACGGACGCTGAGAGCAAGTCCGAATGATGCGAAGAGCGGTCTCTCGGGCGTCCCAGTGTCCATGCTGGATGTCCAGTAGGTACCATGCGTCCGTCGTGAGAAGGATCGTGGCGATCACGGTCTCGTCGGAGCGCAGTCGCTTGTTCCCGGACTCCGTCACGAAGCCAGCTAGGTCGACGGTCACATAGACGTGCCCTTCGTGGCGGGTATCCGTAGGCACGATGTGGTTCGTGCCGATGCGGCCCGTCGCTGCAGGCTGGTAGCCCGGCACGTGGGGAACCACAGGGAACCACTCGCGCTTGAGCACTCCGCCGGAGCCTGAGACGAAGTCGGCTTCGATCTCCTGGCGAATGACGTGCGACGGGCGGTTCGACGTGTTCATCATACGGCGCACTTCGCGCTCGTCGAGGAACGGGTTGTCGAGGGACTTGAAGTGGAACGCCTCCCACTCCTTCCAGTCCGCCTTCGGCTCGTCACCGCGGGCTCCGTGGTGGAGCGCCGCCATGAACAGCTTGTAGAAGTGGTTCTTGCCCTTCGGGGTTCCGATGAACAGGGCGTCGCCCTGGACGTCCATGAGGGCCGGCTCGAGGATCGTGTCCCAAGTATCCGGCTTCATGTCCGCGAACTCGTCGAGAACCACGTAGGAGAGCGCGATACCGCGGAGTGAATCCGGGTTATCGGCCCCCTTGATGTAAATCTTGCGGCCCGAGCCGACGAGCTGAATCCAGCCGTCGTTGATATTGAAGTTGGCGATCAGCCCGCCATCCTTGGCGTGGCCGAGCAGCTCGAACAACTTCGGCCACATGATGCGCTTGGCCTGGTCGAAGGTCGGCGCCACGTAGTAGACGCCGTGCTCCTGCGTCAGCTTGTAGACACGGACGTTGCCCGCCTCGTCACGGTACTCCCGTGTCGTTCGCATCCCCTCTTCGGACAGCTTCACCGCCGCGAAGTGGGACTTGCCGAAGCGGCGTCCCGCCGCGACCACCTTGAAGCGAGCGTTCGAATTGTAAATGGCGATCTGGCCGGGGTGCAGCTCGACGCTGAACACCCGTCCCGCCGGAGCCTCTCCCAAGGGTCCTCCTAACGACGGACTACGTGTCGATCGCGGGTTCGGTACGGGTCGTGCGGAGGAATGCGGCGGGGCTTCTCTCCGCGCGAAGGCGCGGGAAGCGGCGGCGCCGGCTCTACCTTGCGAGACTCTCGAGTTGGCAGCGGTGGCCGTGGCATTAGCGTCGCACGATCTGGCTGGGGTGGACTTCATCCCGCACGCGCGGCGCGCGCGGCGCACTCGGTACGCTGAGTGCCTTAGCCGGACGCCCACGCTGCGCCGCGTCGACCCGTCCCATCACGGAATGATCCCGCTGCGGCTTGCGATCAGCATGCTTGTAACTGGACACGCCTACTTGCCGCCTGGGCCGCGGTTCGTCGACTGGTTGTCGGACTGGCCGCTCTTGCCCTGGAAATCTGGAACCTTGCGGACGGGCGCTGTCGGCGCCTTGCCCACGAGGTTGCCGCCGCTGGTATCCTGCGTGCGGCTCTGGTTGCTCGGAGATGCGCCTGTTGACATTGTAGCTTCCTCTGGGGTGATGTCGATGATGTTGGTAACAACGGGAATGTTAGCGTCGTGCTTGAGTGTTAGGTTCTTGACCTGGAACACGAATGTGCCGCCGCCGTCGCCCTGCTCCTCGGCCTCGGAGGCGTTCGTCAGGACCTTGTCCAGGACGAGCTTCGCCGCCTTGACGTCTCCGGCCAGCGCCATCCCTACCATGGTCGACAGGATGTCCTTGACCGCGGCTGGGTTGAGGTTGTCGCGCACCGCGATCTCGAGGTTGCGCTTCAGCTCCGCCAGGTGCCCCTTCGCGCCCTTCGGGCGGCCGGCAGGGTTGCCAGACTGGCCAGGCCGCCACAGGTGGGCGGGGCGTGCCTTGGCGAATGACGCCTGCAGGATCTGCAGAGGGGTCAGTTCCTCGGGTGGCTCCGGAGGCAGGACAGCGGGGAGGTTGGCGTCGCGGCGTCGAGGGGGCATGGACGGACTCTGATATGCTCTGACCTATCGCACACCAAGGGTTGATATGCTATAGGCTATCGCGGCGGAAGTATGGCCACCCCGGTGGCCGGCAAAGGCCACCACTATTAGCCCGGTTCTGCCCCAGGCGGGTGCTGATTGGCGGAGAGTAGGGCCAGGCTACTCTCCAGAGTTCTTGCGGACGATGTCGTCCGCGCGTAGTTCGGTCCAGTACGTCTCGAACATCACGCTGTGGACGGTGATGCCCTGGAACATATGGTCGACGCCTGGCGGCACGATCAGCGACTCCCCCTTCTTGAGAAGGGTCATGTCTGCCGCGCCTTCCGGCTGCCATACCGTCACCAGGACTTCACCGGACTCCACGAAGAGGCCGTTGAACTTGGCGCGGTGGAAGTGCCGAGAGCAACGGTGGCCCCCATGGACCTCGAGCCGGTGCAACTCGTACGTCGCGGTTTCGAAGATCGGGGACGTGAAGCCCCAGACCTTCCCAGCGACCGTCACTTAGCTGCCGAACTTCGGCTTGAGAACTAGCACCTTCGCGACGAGTCCGCCGGACAGAACTGTCACCGCATCCGTTCCCTCGACGTTGAACGCAATGAAACCGATCGTATCCGTGGCTGTAACGCGCGCCTGCAGCAGGAGCCCCGCGGTCGTCGAAGGGTACGAGACGAGTACGAAATCGCCAACGGCTACGCCGGGAACCGTACACGAGCCCTGTGACGCAACCTGCGCCGCTCC